AAGGTTTTCATATGCATTAATTCTTATATCCCAACAATTATCTTTCATTGCTTCTTTTGTATATCCAAGGTTTTTGTATGCATTAATTCTTATATCCCAACAATTATCTTTCATTGCTTCTTTTGTGTAACCAAGGGTTTCGTATGCTCTGAGTCTTATATAATAATCTCTATCATTCATTGCTTCTTTTGTATATCCGAATTGCTTATATGCTCTGAATCTTTCCCAATCATCTTTTATTTCTGCGATGTTCATTTCGCTCTCCTTTTGTTTTGTTTTTGCTTCAAACCAACTCACAAAAACCCCTTTGCTACAAATTCTTATAAAAATATAAAAACATAGTAAAATACAAAACCCAACTCCACCATAAAAAAACATATCTGTCATTTTTTTCTTCTCCTCATACTTATTTTAAGATTTTCATTCTGTTCTGTTTTAACGGTTTCTAAAGACTGTTTTTCTAAACTTTTAGGAATATTCGGCCTTGAGTAATAATTGTTTAAAAATAATTCACATAACTTTTCGAGTGCTTTTTTCTTATGATCGAATGATTTTACTACAGCTAGCAAAACTTTCGCTTCTTTTGACGCTTCAAAATACTTATTATTCGCCTCGATTATTTTATCATTGATTACAATCTCAGCTTTTATTGCTGATTCTGTTGGCTTACCTATAATCCCAAATTCCTCTGGATTATTTCTAATTTTTTTTTCTAATATTGCTTTTTCAGTTTCTACCAAATCTTTTAATTTGTCCCTCGTGTACTCGGCATCTGCTTGAGACTTTGAGTAATCATAATAAAGTTTTGCTTGTTTCTCCCACTCTTCATCAAGAGCGTATTTATCAGGGAACAAATCTTTTTCGTAAGTCATTTCACTCTCCTTTTATTTTTTATTTCTGCAATGTTCATTTCACTCGCCTTTTGTTTTGTTGATTAACTTTATTATAAACCAAAATCATTTTTTTCTTAATTTTATTTTGGTTTCACACCGAATAATTTCAAAGTTTTTACAAAGTTTGATATTCCGTGATTGAATTTGATTTTATTTGATGCATCCACAAGCACCATATTTGGCGAAATGCACCAACATATCCAAGATTTATAAGTTTCATTCCAAGTTGTAGTTGCATTCAACTTTAAAATTCCACTTTGCTCTCCTGTAAAAAAATTAACAGAAGAGTTCCCGATCCCCAAAATTATTCTGCAATCGAGATTACTCAATTCTTGGTCAATCCATTTACTACATATTTCAATCTGTTTTTGTGATGGGTTTTTTGTTTGCTTAGGAAAACATTTAAAACTTGTTGTGATATGGAACAGGCTTTTGCTGTATCCTGTCTTTTTTAATTGGCTCCATAATAACTCTCCTTGTGCACCTGTTAATGAATCGCATTTTATATCATTATAATTGTTCGGTATCTCACAGACTATCGCAACATTGTACAATCCCATCGTTGGTATAATTGGCGCTTTACATTCGTTTCTTATCACGCATAATTTACATTTTGATAATTCTTGGTTCTGATAGCTTACTTTCTCAATTAAGATAGGAAAACCGACTTTTCCTTCTAAAATTTTTTCGATATCATGAGGAGATCCGTTGCAAATAATTTTTGTTAAATTTGGGTAAAGTACTTCACTATCATTCGAAATTTGGAATTTAAAGTACTCTTGTGCCTTTGAGTTTGGTTTAAAATCAATATCCCAAGCTCCTATATCATCTGCGATTTTTTCTAATTTTGTCTTTTTTTCTTCAATTGTCTTTAGGCTCTTTTTTCTCTTAAAAAAACCATCATTAACTTTTTCTTTTTTTTGCTCCATATTGTACATAACAAGTGCCGATTTCGGGCCAACTGTTTCGATATTTGAAAAAGGAATAAATAATTTCTTATCTTTTGCTATCCATTTACTATGATGCGAGATCCCAATTTTTGGCAATACAACTGATAACCCCATTTTATGGGCTTCTTCAATTATATCTTTTGCATTATCCTTATTCCCGAAAGTTAGATTGGCACAAAAAAATTCAGTCGGGTAATGATATTTGAGATAAGCGCACCAAAAAACAATTTGAGCATATCTAACAGCGTGTGCTTTTGGAAAACCATATTTTGCCCACTCTAGAAAACCATTCCAAACATTTTGTGCTTCAGATTTTGTTAACGTTTTTTGTTTTACACAGCCACCAATAAACATCTGTTCGTACTGGCTGAATTCCTTTATGTCTCGTTTTTTTCCAATTATTTTCCTGATTTTATCAGCAGTACTAAACGGTAGTCCGGCAACCTTATTGATAACAAACATTACGTCTTCTTGAAAAACAATAAGACCGTAAGTGTCTTTCAAAACTTCCTCATAAATATCATTAACTTTTAACCATTTTTTCCCTTTTTTTCTTTTAATATAATTTTCAGTCATTTTTGATTGAAACGGGCCAGGTCGTCCAAGTGCTAATATCGCTGTTATATCATGGAAACTTTCAACACCCAAATCTTTTGTTACATTTCTAGCCATATAGCCGTTGAATTGGAAAATCCCGGCTGTATTTTTTCCATTAAGAGTTTTTAAAACATCTTTATCATTAAGTTCAATTTTATTGAAATTTATTACTACATCGTGATTTTTTTTTATTAAATTTTTAGTTTCATTCAAAACGGTTAAGGTATTAAGGCCAAGGACATCAAGCTTCATTAATCCCATTCTTTCTGCGTCGTTCTTATCCCAATTGACAACTAATGCGCCTTTGCGATGTGCAAGTGTGCTGTTTGCACTTTCAGTTAGGCTTATAGGGGCTACTATAAGTGCTGAGGCATGTTGGCCACTATTTCTAACAGTACCCTCTAAATTGAGCATTAACTTGACTTCTTCAGGGTAACTTTGTTGAAAAGAATTATCAATCTTAATAGCATCCTCTAAACTTTCTTCTATCGTTTCACAAAAAGCATTGACTTCTTTTAATGGGATTTCAAAAACTCTTGAGACATCCCTGACACACCCTTTTGCTTTCATCTTTGAAAAAGTAGAGACACCAGCGATATTTTTTTCTCCGTACATATCCATCAAATGTAGTTTTATTTCAGATCTTCTAACGTCCTCAAAGTCTAAATCAATGTCAGGATAGTCACCACGTTCTTCATCGATAAATCTTTCAAATAGCAAATTAAATTTTATCGGGTCAGTTGTAGTAATCCCCATTAAAAAAGCAACTAATGAACCGCCAACAGACCCTCTTGAGCCAAACATAATATCATTCTTAACACACCATGTTACTAGCTCATCTACTATGATAAAATAAGTAATAAAGTCTTTATTTTTTAAAAGATTAAACTCCCTTTCAAATCTTTGAGTATAATCAGCCGGTTGATTTTGAGGAAACATCTCAGATAATTTTTTTATACATTTATCTTTTAAAAATTTCTCTTCATTTATCACGCCCTTTATTCTAGGTAATTTTATTTGTTTTTGTTCAATTCTGTAACTACTGCATTTTTTTGCAATTTCAACTGTGTTTCTTAAAGAATTTAAGTATTGTTTTTCAGTAAGTTGTGACTGAATTTTAAAACTATCAATCATTTCGTCTGCTGATTTTAAATACAAATCTCTGAAATCAAACGCCCATCTTTTTGGGTCATTCCACGTTGTTTTCGAATTCACAGCCAATAAAACATCTTGGGATTTCGCATCTTCTCTATTTATATAGTGGCTATCATTTGTAGCTATTAGTTTAATACCAGGAAACTCTTCATGAATGTCTAAGCAAATATTATTGATTTCATATTGCAATTCGTGATCGTGTGGCATAACTTCAAGATATATATCATCACTAATAATGTCATCAAGTTTCCAAAATAACTCTTCACCGCCTGGTAAATTTAAAAAAGAACTAACGCAAGCGGTTGTTATTACAAGACCTTCACAATGACTCAACAAACTTTCATAGTCTATCCTTGGCCTCCTATAAAAACCGTCCATATTTGATATACTAATCAATCTGCAAAGATTACTGAACCCCTTTTGGTTTTTAACTAGTAAAATGATATGTGCTCTTTTTTCTTTTTTCTTAATTTTTAAATTAGGAACTATATAGCATTCGCAACCAAAAATTGGTTTAATTCCATACTTATCGCAAGCATCTTGAAATTTTAAAAAACCATCAATATTCCCGTGGTCAGTTATTGCTAAGTACTCAAAACCCATTTCTTTTGCTCGTTTCGCATAAGCTTCGCAAGAACCAACACCATCAAGAATCGAGTATTCTGTATGAGTATGTAGATGACAAAAATCTTTATTTTCCATTAAAAAAACCTTTTTAGTGAGTTGTTTTTTTGTTTTGAAGCGATATAAGCTTTTTCTCCAAAATACTGTTCAATTGGTTTAGGCCCGAGATATTTTTCATCAAGGTATCTTTTGTTACATCTTTAAACTCTTTATTAAATTTTTCAATAACTTTTGTTTCTCTAACGTCATTATTTACGAATTCATCCAACACTCCTAGACTACGTCCTAAAGGACGTAGTAGTTGACTTAACCCCACAATCTCCCCTTATTTTAATTATTTTAATCCGAATATATGTTTTGGATTTTTTCCTTCAGCTTTCAGAACTTCAATAATCTCTTCACCATGCCTTTCATTGCAGCAAAATCCCTTGCAAACTTTTTCTAAAAGAATTTTATCAACTTTCTTTTTACTATCTTTTTTTTTAATATATTTTATAAAAGGAGCTTGGTTTTCTTTCCCTACTATAGAATATAACAAAATATTAAATAACTTGTTAGGAATTTTTCCTAAATAATTATTTACGCAGACAGAATCAGTAAAAGTTGAGACGTACATTGATAAATATCTGTTCAACATAAACCCATTGTTACTATCAACTATAGGTTCTTTTTTCTCAAATAAATTTTTCAATTCGTCAAACATTAGAATTTTACCGCCACATTTAATTCTTGCATTATTGATACAATACACCCTGATACGTTAATTTCTTTGTCTGCTACCGTAGCGTCTCTGAACAGATATTCAGCAATATTAATTGCTACTTGTGACCTATCTTTCTCATTAATTTCAAAAATAAATGTATTAAATAAGAAATTGTATACCCAGTCAAAAGAACCTGCACCTGCCCACGATTCTCTTAACTTCTTAAGTTCTCCTTTTTTTATTAATTTTATAATTTCAGATTCCTCAATGTTAAAAACCATTAAATCGGAGGAGTTTAGTTCACCTGTGATGGAACATTTTTGTAAATTATTAAAAATGCTTCTAATATCTGGATATAACCGTTCAACTATTGTTTTGACATCTTTCCTACTGTATTTTATATTTTCTGCTATAAGCGTATCAGTACAATAATTGATTAATTCTATTTTATCAAATGCTGAAAATTCAAATGGTGTGCATCTACTTCTTAATGCTGGTATTATTTTACTCACACTATTTGCAGTTAAAATAAATCGACATGTATTGCTATACATTTCAATTGTATTCCTAAGAGCTTTTTGAGCGTCTGCTGTATTATGCGTTAAAATTCCATTTGCTAATAAAAAATTAGAATTCTTTTTAACACAAATATTATAAGCTTTTTCTTTTTTTTTACGTGTTATTTTTTTTATTTTTATTAATTTCATTTATTTATTTCACCATAACACGCCTGTTTCGCAACTCTTTTATCAGTATCTTTTGATAAACCATTATTCCAAGCTTTTTTACCAAAATTTGGATTGTTTTTGCCGGTCATTGATTGTGAATGACTTTTATTTGCACAACTAATACTACAAAATTTTTGATTAAAGGTTTTATTTTTACAAATAGGGCATTCCTTATATATTTCATCTTCAAGAGAAACAATACTATCACCAACATTTAGGTCTTTAACTTTTATTTCTTTTAATTCTTTATTAAAAAATGGGTGATTTGCGCTCGCTTCGATAATACTCCCATCTTCTAATTCAATTTCGTAAAAAATAGTTTCACCACTATCAAGTAAATACCCTTTATCATTCTCCATTCCTCTTGTTTCAGTATTAAATGAAGGTATTTTAATTTCTTTTCCAATCTTTACATTTTCCGCCCCATTTAATTTATGAGGGGTTTTTAATAAAGGAAGATCTTTAATTTTAATAACTCTTGGGCTTTCTAAACTACCTACAATAATTTCTGTTTCACCTGTTAAGCAAAACCCATCCGCTTCATCAAGGAACACTATCTTTATTTTTTTTCCATATTCTATTTGACTAGATGCGAAATCTTTAATTTTCCCTTTTACAGTGTCAATCCCTCTATCCTTTGAACTTGCGTTCAACGGCAGAACACTACAAGGGATACCATCAATAAGGATTTTTGAGATAGTTGTTTTCCCAGACCCTGGGGGGCCATAAAACAAGAGGTGTGGGATATCTTGATTTTGAATATAAATATTAAAAGTGGTGTATAAAGAATCAGATAGTACCATATCTTCAAGGTTTTTTGGCCTGTATTTCTCGAACCAAATGTAATTAGACATTAATCCTCCTGAGTAACAATATTTATTGCCCAAATATTTTTTTCATCCTGCTTAACTACAAGAGGTACATCTTTTGCGAATAGTAAAGTTGGGGTACCTTCTGCAACCAGCAAAGCGTTTAAAAAAGCTATGCCGTCTATTAATAGCTCAAAATCATCCGTAATATCTTCATTGAAATCTTTTACATTCCCTATTGATAGTGATATTTGTGTTTCATTCTGACCACCAATACTGAAAATAACTTCTCCTTTTTTAAATATCAATTTTATCAACTTAGATTTCAATACGCTCATATTAGAAATTAAATTGGTACGTAAGTCTGCTGTCAATTTAATTTCCAGATTAACAGCGGATAGTATTTTATCTAATGGAGATTTATCGTTTTCAATTTCAAATTGTGTAGAAATGAAATCAATATCCTGTAATAGGTATTTTAACGTTCCTTTCCCTTTACTTTTTAAAACTAATCTGTTATCTTTTTTACTAACTTCAATTTCATCATTACTAACTATTGACAACCATTTGATTAACGTTGAGATATCACCTATCCCTAAATCCCAGTCTTCTGCCGTTTTAAATTCTTCTTGACAAGATAAAAGGATAGACGTTTTTTCATCTATTGCCTCTACAAGCCAAATTCCATCATCATAAGTTGTAATTTTGCAATTATTAACCGTTCCACCAAGGTGAACTTTTTTTAAAAACTTAACTAAAGCACTTGCATTACCCATTTTTTACTCTCCTTTATTGCTGTTAAAATAATTTTCTATATCCATACAAAAAGCTACAATTTGTTCATCTGAGCCACCTAAAAAAGATAGCTTTTTACTAAAAACATCTGATGCTTCCCAATCAATTTGTAAATCGTATTTTTCAGCAAGATTTTTTATAAAATTCAGTTGTGTTGCCAATTCTTCCATTTCTTTTGCTCCTCCTTTGTGTTTACAAAAATGTTTGTTTTTATTATAAACGTGAATGCTCCCCCACCTTCGCTTCGCTCAGAAAGGGGACTTCTCGGCAGAAAGTTAAGTAATTATAATCGGTAGTTGCCATATAGACGTTTTGTAAATTTTAAATCCACAGAATCAGGCACTGAAAAGTTAGGGACACTGTAAACAGATAAGATTTCATTTACAAAATCGGACGTTTCTTTGTTATTGACTATGTCAACACTTTTTACTGTCCCGTCTGAAGTATATGAGCGTGTACATATACCGACGCTAAACCCGGATTTTACAGATAATAAATATAAGTCATTTACTATTTTATCAAATGATCGTTGATCGCACTGAAAAAATATTTGATAAAATGGTGCTGGTGTGACTAAACTTGTAAATTTCGGTATAACTGTTTTGTTCATTTTTATTCTCCTTTTATATCTCTTTATTTAATTGGTAATTAATTCAATCAGTTTTTGTGGATTTTCAAGATCAATTTTCTTATGAAGATTAAAATATTTTTCAACTACGCCATTTTCAATTTCCATTTCTTCTGCGGCATGTTCCGGGTCTTTAAGCCATCCATTCAATTTACCAGCTTCAATATTTAGCATTAAAATAAAACTCTGACTAAATTTTGCGTGAAGATTCCCGTTTTTATAAGGCCTTAATTCAGCAAATACTTCACCATCATCGTCTAAAAATACATTTTGTTTGCCCATACTCCACTGTCTTGTTTTTAGATCACTGCCATTTAATTTCACCCCTAAAGTTTTTGCTATTGTAAAAATATCATTAACAAAATCAAAACCATATTGCGACACTCCATTTTTATTGTCAGAATGCCATTGTCTAGGCTCCATACTACATTTGAAAACTAACCTATATTCCAATCTGTATTTCGAAATTTCTTCTTTAAAATTATACCTCCATTTATCGCAAACAAAATGTTTGTTGGATTTGTATAAATTGATATTTTCAGGTTCGGTCATCGTTTTATACGTATCGATTAGTTGTTCGTCTTGATAAATGTTTGAATTTTTAATAACCCACAAAACCACACTATATAAGTTATCGGAATTGAAATCAATTGAAACAGTATTTAATAACTTATTAAGAATAATTTTTCTATATTTTGTGGTTAACCTGTCTGTTATTTTATCTAGATTATTAAAAAGTTCGTGCCAATATTTGTCTTTAAGCCCTGTAATTTTTTTTTGCAAGCCATCCCGGATAATTAACTTATCCACCCCCAATTCATCTAACAAAGAGGCGTCGATTTCCTGAAGATTTTTATAATTTTTAAACAAAATGCTTAATTCATTTTCATACAGCCCAACAAGCCTTTCGATTAAATTTTTGCCAGTAACAATATCACCGGTTTTTGGTTTATTTTCTTTTTCTGTGAATTTAATATCCTCTGTTTTGATTTTAAAATGCTCATCAAACCAAATATTAAAAGGGGAATCCTGAAACGATAAATTGATTTTCAAGATATCGATTTTCGCTCTTGCTTTGCGATACTCAGAATCCAAAAAATCAAACGAACCGAGAACGTTCACATACTTATTATCACCGCATCTTTTTTTAATCGCATTAGCAATTTTCTCACTTTCTTTCCATCTTTGCGGAACCACTAAATATAAATTGGTACAATTAGATTCTTTTATCAATTTAGCTGCCCATTTTTCATACTCGGAATAAGGTGGATTTGAAAAAATAAAGTTCATTTTTTTATCAATTAATGTATTTGTTTCAAAATCGCAACCAACAATAATAACGTCTTCACTAAGATTTTTAATCAGAGTTTTTGATTTTTCTATACCGAATTTTTTGATATAGATATTATTATTCAACGGGTTTCCATATTCATCAATTTTATTATTTAGGCAATCTTGTAAAAGATTTAAAGCGTTGCCATTTCCACAACCAACATCGAGAACCTCAACATTACCGGATCTTGACCGGTTGCAGCTACTCTTAATATCATCAGCGACTACTTGGATCATTTTCTTCGTAGATGGATAAAATTCAAAATCTTCACCAGCTTCTTTGTTTTCTTTTATGAGTTTTTTAATTGTCATGTAAAGCCCTTATATTATCTATTGAAATAATTATGATAAAAAAATAACATCTATTTTAATTATTTTCAAATGAAGTTATTTTCAATTTTATTTAAAAAAATCAATAACTTCTGTGTTGCCCGATGTTATGATAAAATGTCTTGATGGTGTGTGTGTTAAGTGCACTGTATTCAAACATTTTAATCTCCTTTATCCTATTTTGTGTATTAATACACAAATCATGTACCTAATTTACACCATATTTTAATCTTTGTAAAGGATTATTTTAAATAAAACTAAATAAAACTTCAATTAATCCATTCGCTGTCCAGGTATGTTTGCCCCAATTCCAAACACTGTAGAACCATAACCTCTCTACTTGTGACTGCCTTACCCATCCTGCGATATAAAACATTGATCCGCATAATGCCTCTCTGTTTTTCTTTATCAGTCTGATTCAAACCGATTCTAAAATCAAGAATCCCATCCTTTCTTTTATCATCTGAAAAATTATTCTGTTTCAACGACTCTTGGTTTCTTGCCTGCGAATTTGCTTGATCAGCGGTTATATGTACGCAATTGTACTCAGCCGTTAACCTTTTGGCATTTTGCCACAATTTATAAATTCCCTCACGTTCGCTTGATGACGGCTCTTTTTGTTGAATATCAATGTAGTCGTTAATAATGACATCGGGCACAAAATCATCAGCAATTAATAACTTCAAAACGTTTTCCATATCTTTTGCGCCTGCCGAAAAAGATGGATAGTTAACAATTCTAAGATTTTCACTTCCAAACATTGTAGCATAACCTTTTATTTTTTTAGATAAATTTGTATATGTCAATTTTTTTATTTTATCTTGTTTTTTGTGCCATACAGCAACTTTAAAATCTCTTGTTCCTCTGCAAACTGTACATTCTTGATATTTTGGGAAATCATCAAATCTTGGGAATTCATCATCAGCTAATCCATACAAAAGATTATTAACTTTATTTTCTCTTTTTTTTGAATTACACTCTCCTGTCTGGTTATATTCACAATCGAAAACAGGATAAGTTACAGGTTCTTCAGTATTTAGTTTCATGCCGCTTAACTGTGCATAATACCTATCTAAAGTTTGCTCTTTGTTCATTTCAAAAGAAAAAATAATTACTTTTAATCTACTACTTATAGCTTGTTTTACTAGTTCTTGTAGCCACCATGTATTATGAACAATAATATCTTCAGCTACAAAATTATGATGTTTTTCAACCTCAATATCATATGTTGGTCTTTTCCCTATAAAATTTATTGATTCAATTTTATCCCAAATGATATCAGAATATAAATATTTATTGATTAGTGGAGATTTTTCAACAACTTTATCATAAGATATTTTCATCACGTCATTGCCTTTATTTAACTCATAATTAATTGCTCTCCACTTACTTTTTCCAAAATTTTCATAAATTTTTAAACCTTGTTTCTTACAAAATATTTCAAAATCAATTCTTAATTGTTTACCAATGTTGTTTGGAACTTTATCTAAGAATGATTTTTGATTTTTAGATTCCGCTATTTTAATAATTTTATCAGCTATTGGTTTTTTATAAGCTATAAAGCCAATTTTTTTACAGAACATTATAATATTTTTAGAGTCTCTGATTTCTACTGTCCAAGCACCAGCACATTTGTTATTTTTATATCTAAGTTTAGATATAATTCCAAATTTAAGGAGTAAACTTTGAACAGATTTTGAGAGTTGTTTACTTGCGGATGTATAATCAATTCCAAAATCAAATATTGAACCATCGCAAGTAAACAATATTTTTAAAAATTCAATTAATTGTCGCTTTGGGAAGTTAAAAACACAATCTGGAATTTTTCGATCTTTTGATAGAACATTATTTAGCTCGCATTCATTTATAAATGTTTTGATTCTACTACCATGTTTCCCAATCCGATCTTTTCCATTTACAATAAGGCAATCTCCATGGCGCATTTTGTCCTTACTCCAGGTAACTGAATCCCCCATCTTAATCACACAATATTCAAAATCTTTTTGAATATCCTTATCAATGTTGGTAAACCCTATCGAATGATTACGAAAACACCCTTCTGCTATCAAATAGGATAGTAATCGTACTTGATGTAAAGGCATTGCTTGAGTCCCAAAAAAACTAAGAGTTTGTGGAACAGCTATAAAATCACCAACTTTTATATCTTCTAACTTTTTCCATTTTCCTGTATCCACTAAAAGTGGGTGGTTAATAGTTAGGTTAACTGACCTGCCTGTTTTTGTTATAACTTCATAAACGTCTTGTTCACCTTGATATAGCCAATCAGTGATTTGTGTTTTTTCTAATTTATAATTATCTAAATTAAGACTCATTGTATGGCTATCTTTATCACTAACAACATCTTCAATGCGTTTATAACTTCCATTAGGTAGTAGTATTTTGCAATCCCCGTCAACGCACTTTCCTCGCTTTTCTGGGCCAGTTATAGCCACTAGATTATTTCTTTCAAAGCCCCCAACAAGCTCCCCAAGAGCGCCTTCAAAATTCAATATTACTCTTTTTTCATTTTGAGTAAAATACGCTTTAATTTCTTCGTCTGATAATGGGTTGTACCAAGGTGTAAGGTTTTCCTCAATAATAACTGAGGATGCTTCTATTTGTACCGCCTCATCTATTTTTCCAGCATCTAGTAATTTTTCAACCTTCTGATTCCTTAACCTCATCGCACGTTCTTTAAAATATTCTTTTGCAAGATCGATCTGGAATCTGGAATTAAAAACTGTTGTTTCATGTTCTTGCGAAACTTTATCAAGAAATATTTCTATAATTTCCACAAGAGTTTTATCAATTGATTTTTTATTTTTTTCGAATAAATCATACATGTTCTTGCCTGGGGAACTATCATACTTTTCATAATATTCATTAACCCATCTAATAATTAATCTTGCGTATTCTAGTTTAAAATATTCTGGCTTTGCTAATTTTATACATTGTGAGCAAAAAAGATCATCAATTATCAAACCGGTAATAATTTTTTTTTCAACAGTTGTATCTATTTTTTTAATTTTCATTACTTTATTCCCATGATTTTGAATATTCATGACTTTTAAAAGAATGGGCTATACCGAGTTGTTGTTTAAGCCTTAAATATTCTTCTGTTTCCATTCCTAAGTTTTTACAAATCTCATCATCCATCAAGCCTAAATCTTCTAAGTTAACTAATAGGTCACTCATTAGTTCAACTTGATGCATTCCTTTAATCCTGTTCATTAATACGGTTAATTGTATTGCGTCATGGTGTGTTAAGTTAAGATTGATAATTGATACTCTTTTTGCACCTATTTTTTTTAAAGTCTCATATCTATGATAACCGTCTATTATTCTAAACTTACCCTTTTCCTTATTATATGCAACAATAATTGGGAATAAAAACCCATACTTTATTATACAATCAGAGAGCAGTTTCATTTCTGTTTGTGGCATTCTATTCGGGTTATATTCATTTGCATAGATATCTTCAATATCCACTATCCTTTGGCCCCTTATAATAATTTCATCCATTTTCTCTTTATCCTTTCGATATTTTCATCTTTTTTATTATTTACAGGCTTGCTGTTTTCATAATCATTTATTAACAATTGCCCCACCTGTTGCCTATATACATCCTCTGTGTTTTTTTGTTTTAAAAATCGTTCCTCAAATTTCTTTTTGTGCTCTTCATTAGTGATGCTGTTAAATAAAAAATCTCTAAATTGGAGCCACGTTTTATAATGTTTTGGTAATTTTTTATTACTAAAAACAAGCTTTTCACTTGCGTATCTACTTGCGGTAGCTATCCCGCCAATTCTTTTGCACAACTTATCGTATGTGTCAGGTTCATATTTTGGTAAATCGACTAAACATTTAAAAGATTTCTCATGTATTAAATTAGATATCCTCATGTTTTTATATATTCCATAACCATCTAAAAACATATAATCGTAAATTTTGTTATATTTAATCCCAAAATCATAAATAAATTTCCAAACATCATAAATAGTCCAATCGTAAATTGGATAAAATTTATTTATTTTACCTTTTACAGTACTCCATTTTATACCATTCCACCCCGAATATTTAGTCACCGCTCTATACCTTGTGAGGCTTTCATCAGCTCTTAGTCCAACAAGGTATGCTGCGTTTGGGTTAAGATTTTCATACCAATCGAAGAATTCATAAAATCTTTTTTTATACGGAACATCAATTCTTTTAATCGCATTAGAGTCTTTTTCTCTCATCCACTCTTCACCTTCTCCCCACGCATATAAAAAATAATCTGAATAACTTGTAGCATTTGTCATATAAATAGGCACCTGATACCATGCTGGTATAACATTAGGATGGTTCATCATTTTTTTTATTACTATTATTGAATTTGCATATTCCGCCTCTTGATCTTGAAAAAAAGCTATTATTTTCCTATCTCTTTTTATTGCCTCTTGTAAACATAAATAATATAAAACACTACTATCTTTACCTGAAGATATAGAGACGTTGATATCTTCAAAATTATCAAATAGCATGGATATTCTTTCTTTTGCAGTTGTAAAAACATCTTTATTAAGATATGTTTTCATTTTTTATAACCTCATTATATATTTCTTTTCGCCTTATACATTCTTCAGACATAAATCTATATATACCAAGATCCGGTAAAATATTTTTATTGTTGTTTTTAAAAGAATCATAAGTTATATTTCTATTATATTTTTTATTTGTCATTTTTAATAAATTATTAATAATTAATTTGGGAGTATCATAACGATTAAAAACATCTTCCTTGGCTTTGTTATACCATTCTAAATCAACTGGTTTAAAATCAAATGTTGTTACTAATGGGTCAAGATTTGAATAAGTATCAGATAAAACCAATTTAATATTACCCTTCTCTAATCTACATGTATTTATATCCCTATAAAACCAATGTTTCCATTCAGTTTCTATAATATAACTATATGTTATGTTAAAATTACCACAATTAGCTATAGAATAATGGAACCATAGCCTCCAAGGCTCCCCAATAAATGGTGAGTTATCAATGCTAATTTTTGGAATATGAGCTGTCATTGTTTGTAAAAACTCATTTATAAAATCACATCTGTTCGAAGGGGTAATTATCCTGTTCAGCCCTACCATAATAACCATGTTTGGTTCAAAATATGTGTATTTTTTCTTATATTCCAAAAACTCTATATACTCAACACCTGAAATTTTCGGCAAATCATAATTAAACCCATCACGATAAATTAAAATTGTTTGTTCTGGTGCATCAATAATTGCTTTTGATGTATCTTTTAGGAATTGTATTTTCATATTGACATTATAAACCTTTTAAAGTTTTTTAATAAATTTTTTAATATTATTTTTATTTAATTCTTTTTTAAACTCGTCCGCAATAGATTTTTTATTATGAATGCACTGTTGTATTCTTTCATCTATTGTATTATTACATATTATATCAATATATGTAACTTTATTGGTCTGACCTATTCTATGGTTCCTGTCTTCGGCCTGTATCCTTTCACTATATTTAAAACTATTATTATAAAAAATAACAAATGATGATTCATTAAGAGTTAGTCCGTGCCCTCCACAAGATTGTGTTGTGATAAAAAAACGCTTTTCATTTTTAAACTCTTCAATAGATTTCTCTCTATCCTTTATATTGAGTTTGCCATAAAATTTTGAAACTTTATACTCACTAAGATAATTAGAAACAGCATTAATATCATATTCATATTTACACCATATTATTATTTTTTCTTGGACAGGTATACTTTTAATTATATCATCTAATAAACTTATTCTTTCATGTTTGAAAGAAATTTTTTTATAATTAAGAAAGCCACATGTAATTTGTTGTAATCTTGAAAATAATTGAAATATAGTATATGAATCCCAGCTTTCGCAATTTTCCAATGCTTCATTTTTTACCATCTCATACACTTCACGCTGTTCAGTGGTCAAATTAAAATAAAAAGTTTCGTATAACTTATCAGGCAAATCAACACAGTCCTTTTTGTTAATTTGATATATGTATGGTTTTATTTTTGTTGCTATCCATTCTACGTTATGAGACTTGACTAACATCCCTGGAAATTTTTCAGAATATTCTAAATGATTAGCAGCAAAAGAATAAAAAGATGAATACCCAAGTATTTTTGGACTTAGAAATCTAAATTGGGAATATAAATCAACTACACCCTGTGTTATCGGTGTCCCTGTCATTATAAACCTATATTTAGCTTTCATTGAAATTTCAGTAATCCATTTTGTTCTTATAGAATTATGGCCCTTAATATATGTTGACTCATCAACTATCACAAAGGTGTCTTTATTTATTAAATTATTCACTGTTAATATCACTCTTGAAGAATTTGACATTGACTCTATTCCGACGATATAAACAAATGATGCTACGATATTTTTATTATTAGTTTTGCTATCAAACACAAAAATATTAGTAATATCGCTATGTTTAATAATCTCTTTCTTTATTGTTTCTTTTATTGAAACTGGACAAAAGTAAATAACGTTTGATATTTTATTTTTTCTTTTACTAATTATTTCCAAAATAGTTCTAGTTTTCCCTGTACCCATTTCCATAAAAAGAGCACCAACTTTAGTAGTCATCATTTTTTTGACGGCTAAGATTTGGTGCGGCATAAGACTAGTCTTTAAATTCATTTAAAACCTCAACTTTTAATGGAATCTCCAATTTTTGGTTGCGGTTTAATTGGGGTAATGTTACCTTCGTTTTTTCTTGTAACAAAACAATTGTAGCAATAGATTCATTTAGTTTTCCTCTTTCAATTAATTTTTCTGCTGTTTGTGAAAACCTAAATTTGTATGTTTCTGCGAAATCCAATACCTCTTCAAAATGTTCTATTGACACTAAAATCCCAGGTTTGTGATAAACAGAACTAGTGATTTGTTTTGCAGCATCATACATATTGTCTAAATAATTCCACGATATGTAAAAATAGTTAGGCTTATCGCATAGAATACTTATCCATCTAGTGTGCTCTTGTTTAAAATTTCCATCTACTACTTTTTTTCTTATTACAGAATTCATAATACGGACAGAAAACCCAGCAAATAAAAGAGAGTGCCCTATTTCAGCTATTCTATCCTCTATATTTTCTGTTTTAAAAGATATGTTTTTAACCCAAATTGAGTCCCACCTATAACCATAATCCTTAACTATTTTTTTAAACTTATCGTTTTTTTCTCTAAATGAAATTGTTATAGTTTTTTTATTTTGTTTTATATCAGCAATAGTTTTAGATATGGGGTTCAAAACCCTCATAACCGCACTAGCTTCTATAGCTGCTTGCAATTCGCATTTAATTATTGTTAAATCTTTTTCATAACCCATTTCATTGTACTTATTTTCTTTAAATTGTTTCATATTAATAACACCCATTTATTTTTAATTTTATAATTTTTTATATAAACTGGTTTGAATATTACGTATTATTCAAAAACAAAGCATCAAATCTTTCGCACAGTTAATTATTTAAACTATCAGTATACTTGCCTATATGATTTAAGTTAAGTGCTCTTAAGAAACGAATTAGATGCATTAAATATAATATCCTTCTTTTTTCAACAAATTTAAAAATTCTGAATCCCACAAATTTTTCGATCTTAAAAAATGGGACTGTAATGACGCATCGTATTTTTTAAGCTTAAAAAGCACCCCAACATAACCGTTCACACTGCGTTGGTCTGGTAATTTCTTCAATCTCTTTCCGTATTTTTTATGAAAAATATTGTATAATTTAGCAGCATGAATTATATTGTTCTCGTCTGTTCCAATGATTTTATTTCTATCTTTTCCAGTCACTTTAGCAAAATGGTATTTGAAATTAAAAGTTGTGTCCGTGAATTCATCAATAATTCTACAAACATACTTATCTAATAATAATTCAACTGTCTTATCAACTGAATTATTAGGTAAGTACACAGTTCGAATAATATCAAACCAAGATTTTTCGCCAATTAGCGGGTTATTCTTTTCAAGATTGATATTTTTTTCTGTTCTAATATCAAAATCAAAAAATTCATTAAAACCGACTATCAAACCTTGGAATACTTTTTGAGTAATATTGTATCTCGAAATAAAAGATATATATATATCAACAACTGTGTTGATTTCATCTGATTCGATATGATTGTTATATCTCAACTTTAGTTTTTTTGCAATTTGCTGTATAGTTTTGTTTTGTTCAACAATTGGCTTGTTTTGTATCAATCTGTGTATTCGACAATTAATTTCTTTTGATTCAATTGTTTTAGCCTTCTTGTTCCAATACTTAATTTGTTCAGTCAATTTGTTATTTAATTTTATTTCATCACGTTTCAAAACTTTATGATTTGAATTTAACGTTTCGCCAGAAACGTCTATTCTTTCTTTAGAAAGAATAGTATTATTAATATTGTTATTATTATCCTTTAATATATTAAAGGGGGTATTTAATATATTAAAGGGGGTCGGCGGTGTTAAATTAATGATTTTTATTGTTCTTTTTAATACCTCTTTGCTATCTTTTTTATAAAATAATTCTGTTTTAATATAACCTTTTTGCTCTAGTCCAGAAATTATTTGAGAGCACCTACTTTTTGATAAATTAAAAAAAGTAGAGAAATAATAATTATTTGCAATACACCCATTTTTTAAATGACTAAGCGATTCAATTTCCACAAGAAACACTTTTTCATGTATTGATAGATCTCGATTAAGCCAAACGTCTTTTTTAATCCAAATCCCTAAAAAATTCCTTTTGTATTCAGGAATTTCATTTTTCAATTCATTTCCCATTATTTACGACCTCAATTTTTAAATATATTTCTGCAAAATATCTTTTACTTCATTCCATTTTTCTTTATTATTATCAACCATCGACTCGATAAATAACCAAAGATGCGAATAACCTGTTTCAATACTAATATCATTTTCAATTATGAACATTTCAGTTAAAGATTCAAAATGAACAGTCCCTTTCTTGACATCTTTTATTGTTTTAATATCTTCTTTATCATATGATGTTTTTTTAATTTTACTTTTCAAATGGATTAAAAATAAATCAGAAATATCCATAAAAAATTCTTTATAATCCTTGATTTTTTGAGTTCTTAGCGCCCATACAGCGAATTCAATTCCGTTAGTTTCTAAAATTGTTTTAAAATCAACTTCTGTTGATAGTTTTTTAGTTTTTAATGTTTTTGTGAGTAGATCCCATCCAGTATTACTATATTTTTTAATACCGGATGGGTTATGCTTTAGAATTTCACTTAAAGTTGTTTTCATTTCATTTTCCTTTTATTTTAAGTCTAATTTTATTAATAACTCATTTACTTCTTTTGTAGTCAAATCAGCAGGATCGCCTTGTTGTAAAATAACTAATTCTACATCATCAATAATACCAGATAGTAATTCTGCTGTTCTGTATCCAGCGTTAATCGCATCACTATCAGGAATGATAATTGCTCTAGTGACTTCTTTTTTAAGTAACATAACGACTTGGTTTTTTGTCATTACTTTACCGAATGTAGATATGGAATTTTCTCCTATTCTCCAAACATCTGTAACACCTTCACATATGATTACCTCAGATTTTATACTATCAGCGCCATATAAACAACTATTAATTGGCATAATAGATTTTTTGTTAGACGCAAACAAATATGGAACATCTGCTTTGTTCGACGCATCACATGCAACAAAATTAACTACTTGATTATCAACTATGACTGGTGCAATTATTCTGAACTTGTATTTCCCAACAGTGTGAACTGATTGTAATTTCCAACGTTTAATAAGTTCGTGTGGATTAAAATTCCTATTTTTTAAGTAATTTAAATGAATATTAAGAAACTTTTCAGAACATTCCGGAGGTAACACTTTACCTATATATTTTTTTATCTCAATTTCTTTTACATATGAAACATTTTCATAGTCATATTTTTTTGCAATATTCTTCGCTTCGTAATAAGAACAGTTTTCAATTTTTTTAACTAAATTTATAAAATTCCCATTTTCACTGCATAACCAACATGTAAAATAACCGTTTGTTTTATTTATGCCAAGATGTTCAGCATGGTCGCCGCAAAAAAGACAGCTTATCCCAATCCACCCATCAGAAATATTTTTACCATCTGTTTTATATTCGATTTCTTTATCTTTTAAATAATTTTCCACATCCATGATTAGATCCATTTTTCATCTAAATAAATTGATAACCTCTCGCAAAAATGTTGAGATAAATATTTATATTTATCAACAAAATCAATGATTTCAACAGAAGTTTTACCTTCAGATATTCTTGTTGTTCTTCCAATAGTTTGTAACACCTGAATCGCTGATTTCCCACTCATAGCAAAAATTAAAGAATTTAAACTTTTGATATTTATTCCTTCTCTCCAAATTGCTGTAGCAATTACTACCTTTATCTCTTTATTTTCAAATGAATCTTTTACTTTTTCCCTAACATCCGTGTCCGTACTTCCTTGTATGAAAAGAAAGTTATCGGCATATTCGCTAAATTTTTCACACACAATTTCAATGATATTTTCACCGTGTTTAATGTCTTTGACCATAATTAAACAGGTCATATTATTATCAATTTGCCTTATTGCATTTTTAACTATCAGTGTGTTTCTAATTTTAGACTCAACAACGGCCTCCCTATAAATATCCGGGTATTTAAATAGTTTCCCCACAGAATCTTGAAAAGGAACATTAACAAGAGTTATTTTTGGTTTAACAAAAATACCTTTTTTTATTCCATCCTGAATTGTTACATTCCCAATCATTGGCCCCAATAATCCCTCCATTGATAATATTTTTTCTCTACCACTTGGCATTGTTGCGGTGAGTCCAATTTTTATCGGTGATAGCATATTTTGTAAAATTTTACCGTAATTTGATGTTTTGGACGTGACATGATGGGCTTCATCGATTATTGTTAAGTCAAAATGGGTGTCGTATTTATCAGAATCAATATTTGCTAAGCTTTTATCTATAGCCAAAGTTATTCCGTCTTTTATTTCTTTTGACCCGTTTTTCCCGCCAATAAAATTACATTCAAAACCAAATTTTATTAGCTCGGCTCTCATTTGTTCTAGAATGGAGATTGAGTGGCAAAGAAAAAGTATATTGTCATTGGGGTAACAACTCATAATACCCATCGCTAATATACTTTTCCCCGTTCCGGTTGCTGAGACAATTATTCCCCTTTGATTTTTTATAGCTGCCTCTATAAGTGTTATTTGATCATCTCTAAATGTTATTCCTTTTAAGTTTGGTTTGAATTTTGGTTCAAAACGTTCAAGATTATCTGTATTTATCTCTCCCGTATAAATTTTTTTGACTCTTGGTAGTAATCCGGTCAAAAAAATACCTGTCCTCCCATCAATAAAATATGCTTCAGCTTCAATTTGTTTTTTACCAAAATTACTTTTTTTCCAAAATGTTTTTTTATATGACAGCACTTTTTTTAATTCTAAAATTGTTTTCTTATCTGTTGCCTGACTGTGTACAGAATCGAGAACATTAACCCCCATGATATTTCCCCTTTTTTATTCAAAATTTTTTACAAATTTTTTCAATTCTCTATCTATTTTTGAAAACTTGTCAAATCCAAATCTTTTTTTAATATATTTTTTAATCTTGGAGTATTGAAAAACTTTTGTAACTGGTGAAGTTAGTGTGCTAATAACTTCATACGGGCCGTTTAAAATTATATTTATAACGTCTTTTGCTTCAATTGATAATTTTTCAAATGCATCAACTTTCGAAACTGCATTATACTGCGAATTCCTAACTTTACAAGCTTCACGAAAAAAAATATAAAGCCCAACACTACCATCAAAAGAGTCGAATGTGTTTTTATTTACTTTATTTTCTAGCCGTATCATATTCTTATAATGCCCAGACAAGCACATATAAAAATAAGTTGAAAATTTACATTTATCGGGATCAAATGTTTGACAACATTTCGCAAATATCAAATTGCCTTCGGAAAACAAGTCTTCTTGTTCGAAATTTGAACGCAGTGAGTATGCCCATGAAAGTTTAGTAATTATTCTTTTGTAGTTGTCATATTTTATTTCGTTATTCATCTTTAAAATCCTCTTCATTTTCGTCTTCAATCTCGTCATCGCTTGCAAAACAATTACATGAATCGTCTTTTACTATTTTACGATATAAACAATCACCTTCATAATTTTCATATATACACCCGCATTGACACATAAGAAAATCCCCCCCCCTTATCTATTAAGCCAATTCTTTATAACGTCTTTCCAATTTACTAGGATCGGGCCAGATTTAAATTGTATGCTTCCGATGATATCGTTTTTATATAGAAACCGCAGCATCATCGAAGTATACCCAGTCAAAAGCGAAGCTATTGAAATCGGAAGCCAATCACAATTTTCAGGAGCTTCTGAGACTTCTTTTACTTTATATTCCAATTTAGCGTCATAGTTTAGCCCTCTTTTTTTTCTTTCGATTTTCATTTTTTACTCTCCCTTTAATTAATTTTTATTTATTAAGAATTACTTATATTACATCTTCTCTGTCAATTTTCTTGTGCAGCTTCTTTGATGAATTTGATAATTTTTTGGTTCAAAATGCTCACTAATACAACCTGAGATTTTACCACAACTTCCTGAATCTTACTTTGCCACCGCTGTAAATATCACGCTCAGTTGCTATTTTTACAGCTTCAATTGCTGTTGCTCCAGCGTCCATTGCACCGATAGCTAATTCATTCCCACTACCAACAGAATAATGACTTTTAATATCCCATTCCTCTATAAGTCCTGTCTTATACTCACTTACTACAAATGTGCATATTTCTTTTACACCTTTATTTATTACAACTGCTCCAACTTCTCTATGCCATCTTTGCGGCTTGAGATTCCCAAAAAATATTTGTGCCAATTCATCAAAATAGGGCACTTCACCATAAAATACAAATATGATCCCTTTGATTTTTTTGATTTTGTTGAAATCATATTTTTTCAAGTTGGCTTTTGTGCCTTGCGAATCGCACGCTATAATGCCATCTTTATAAGCTATCGTCGTCATTTTGTTCTCCTTTTTTTTAAAATTCACTTTTTAAAATATCTTGCCATTTACTATTTATATCTTCCCAAAATATGCGCTCATTTTCTTGTAAATATGGGAACGCACCAGTTATATAATATTTATCTGTGACAGTCCACTCATATTGCCTGTCAGATTTTTTACAGAAGTTCCGATAGCCTTTTACTTTAAAAAAATATAAGTAAACGATATTTTCACTTCTCAGAAATTCAAAAAATCTCTGCATTTTTGGCCTGTTTTTATAATTCTTGATGAATTCGAATGCTGAAGAGTCTTCTTTAAACTTGTTATGGAATAACTCCCCTTCCAATCTTGCCCTTACAGCTTCAATTTTTGTTTTATAACTCCCAATATGGTTATTTTTACCATCTAACCATATCTGCGCTCTCCAGCGCCCCCTTTTTTTGCTAAAGAACACACCCGTCGTTTTTTGATAGTTAATAAGACTTGCCATCTCTTTCTCCTTTTGTTTTTTATAAAATCATTAAAAAAGTAACCATTGTAGTTTTTTAATGATTTTCCTGTTCTGCCAACTGTTTTTTTATCTTTTCGATTTCTTTCATATTTTTTGCAATATCTTTTTCAAGTTTTGATATCTCTACAATTAGTTCATATTGTAGAGTTCCACAATCTACTATTTCATTTATTAGCCCGTCTGCAAAAAGGTTATTCATATTTGTATTATGCATTTTTATTCCCCTTTGTTTATTTTGTTTTTGTTAATCATGATTAACAAAATAACAGATATTTTAAATAATGTAAAGGGTTATTTTCATTATTTTTAAATTATTATTTTATTTAAAAATAACTATTTGAAATCATTGAATAAATAATATTATTTAAAAAAAGTACGGAATGTTATATAATATAATAGATGCGCATCTATTATATAAAGGACAATAACAATGGCAAAAATTAAAAAAACAGAAAAAAAAACAAGACAAAAAAAAATAACACACAAGCAAATGAAAATGATTCACCTTTTTTGCAGCTATAGTGACGATTCAGACACAAGCAAATACACTGCTTTCATCGAGGCTGGGTACATTGGTTCAAAAAACAAAATCCTTGCAACTTTCAAAATTCCACACATCGCAGATGCCATCAAGGACTATAACGAAAAACACAACGTAATTGAAAATACAACAGGGAGACTGAATGAAAAGATAACTCAACAACTTGAGGAGTGTTTTAGAATCGGGCTTAGCATCAACAAGGCTTGTGATTGTTGCTCACTAACACGCTCAACATATCACGATTGGATCAAAAAAGGAAAAGAGAAGATGGATGAAGGGGAAATTAATCATCATTTTGCTCTTTTTTGCTATCGCATGAAAAAAGCTCAGGCAGAAGGCCCACTTTTCCTTGTAAGAAACATTATAAAATCTGCTAATATTGACTGCACTCCTGAAATTACAGAGCTGAAAGATAAAGAGGGGAATATAATCACAACAACAACAAAAACCAAATCAATTGATTCAAAACCACTAATCAGTTTGCTGAACAACATTCATCTACGGGCATTTTTAGAGCAACCGGATGATGAATTATCGCAAGAGGAGATAGAAGCAAGACTTGCAGACGCTGCAATGATGCTTACGACAACAATTAGGCCTCGGATAAAAGATGAAACTGGCGGTTTCTACACAGAAGATGAAAAAATAAAATTGAAAATTGTAAAATAAAAACAACATAAATACAAGCAAAATAAACAAAGGGGAATGAAAAATGGAACAAGAAAAGTATGATGAAGAAGTTATATACGGCTTGTTAAATAAGAAATGTGACGAATGCCATATTTCTAATCAAAAAATATTTGGCATGAGTTTCCAGGAGATAATTGAATTGCGTAAAATGAAACTAAAATCTGATAACCATGTTATTTATCTATTAGATAGGGTCATTGAATTAAAAAATGAAAATATAGAATATGAAAGAAAAATAAACCAATTTAAGGAAATTGGGTACAAAATGCAGTCTTTTGTTTTTTAAAAATGAAGCAACTTCTTATCTTGGAGGAAATAAGAAGTTGCTTATTCTAATCATTTACTACATGATTAGAATTTATTAGTCATCTAAAACACCATTACCTCCGGTTGTTCTAAGCTCCGTAAGCAGCGCATTTAATTGCGTTCTTAATTCAGCTATATCAGCTCTTGCCGCTTCAAGTTCCTTTGTTAATGATGACAAATTATTATTGATATCTGTGTCAGCGCCGGATCCTGAAATTGCAGCGATTGTGGCGGAGGGTGTTCCTCCAGAGGAATCAGTTAATGCTATTTGTGTTGCGGCTGCGGCATTAATAACGGCACGTTCTCCTAATGCATATGTAGCGATAATAGGCCCCCACAGGGCTGTCAAATATGTATTTAAGAGTTGCATATTAGATGAGCTAATTGCGTTCCATCCTTGCTGCCTATAAGACGTTGTCTCTAAACTACTTGGTGATAATACTGTCATTTTTTACTCCTTTATATTTTATATGTCCCATCACTTACACCAATCACTAAAGTTGTTATTGCTCCAGTAACACCTTCAACAACCTCCCTTACTCTAAAACTGAACCCCAATGCATTATTGATTATAACATCTGTTGCAGAAAGATCAATCCAGGTTGACCCGTCTGTGCTGTACTGAAAAGCTCCATCAAAAAGCATTGGGTAATTATCACTTAAAGGCCAAGTTGAATCAACTGTACTGCCAGGGTCGAATGTCCCAGCTCCATCACTATATTTTGTTATTGGCCACCATTCCATACTGACATTTACTCCCGATCTAATTCCCACAACTCTTGGGATAGTGATTGGAATTTTTGCTTTATTTGTCCCCATAACGTGTATTGGTGTTACTAGCGCTGGATCATAAATAGATGACCCAGCAATAGGAATCATTTTTACATAAAAATCTAAAGAAGGGATACCAGCTAAAATATTATAAGACAATGAGAATATCCATATAGGCGAGCTAATTGCATGGGTTGCGATAGTGGTGTTAAACAGCCCTCTAACTACCCCCGTTAATCTATAATCGGCAATTCCTTCAGGGGTAATATCTTAAAAATTCATTATTTCATCATCAATCAGAATAAAACGGCTATTTGAAAAGAGATTTGTTCTTGTAACGTCTCCAAAAACTGGGTATTCAGCATCCGGAGTAAATAAAATTCCACCTGCTGGGTCGTCATCAATCTCATAAGTACTACTTGAATACGCAGCTTGTGTTATTCCGTAAAGGGCATTATCACCATAACTCCCCTGATTAGTGTAATCACCCCCCGCAGTTGTAGACGTGTAAACCGCAAAACCAGTTTCAGATGTATTCCCTTTTGTACTAAGCAATAAATAACCCGGAGATGTTCCTGATATACTGTTAAAAGGCATTTCAAAAACTCTTTGGTGATCGGGCGCTTGTGGAGCAGTTGCAGGCTCTATCCATTCCCCCCCAGTTGTTGCAACATAATTGCCGTCAAATATCCTTTCAACTACTTGAGTTGCTGTAAATGACAATTTATTTTCATCAATCAGACCCATACTTTTTGCAATTATTCTATAGTAAGTTGCTCCAAGCCCATAATCAGAATGTGCAATCGTTACCACACTTCCTATTTCTAATTCTGCCTTGTCCAAAAAGGTAGTAAAAGAAACGTTTGCTGCCGGATAACTTTGTTCCTTCATAATTTCCCATATTCTTTTCTCAGCAGAGGGGCGGTCTCGAAAAGCAGTTAAATCAACTGACATTGGTTTTGTATACCCTTGCAAATTCAAATTAGCGACATTTACAGCGCTAACTGTCCGTTTTGTATATTGCATATCTTCATCAATATAGTTCCCGGTAAAGGTGTTGAATGTATCGTCCCATGATTTTCTTGCAAGCTGAAAAGATATGAAATCGCTTTTTGTGAGAGTATCTACTGCTGCTTCAGAAGGGTCAAAAGCCTTTATCCTGAATTTATTTTCTGAATCCTCGCCAAAATAACCTCCGACATAAGAAAGAACCTGTTTAATCTGACTCCTTAAGGTTGTTTGCGCAGTAAAAGTGACGTTTAATCCATACCCCTTGGATTCCCAGTATATCGCAGCATCTACAAATGAAGGAATATTTATTTGCGCTGGAATCGCTCCAGCATTGATCAATAGACAATAAACAATATAAGCTGGGTTTATCCCATTTGCTATTGTTTTGTTCCCTGAGAAAATAGTTGTGGGAATTCTCTCTATCAAATAATGGAGAGTTTGCACTTGTGTTGTATTAGTCCCCAACAACTGGCTATGCATATATATCCAGCTTAATCCTTCAAGAGGCTTTATGAACTCATTAGATTGCACATCGACTAGATGGTTATCTACACCAGAAGCAAACCCGTATCCGCCAACCACTGGCAATTCTTGTTCTTTGTCATTTACCCACGCTGAAATATAAGAAGCTTCCCCTTCGCATAGCAATTGCCACATTGACAAATAATATCTATATGAAGCGATATATTCTTGCGTGACTGTTTTTGTTGATTTTCCATCTTGTACTTCTGATACTTGTGTTTGATAGTTTGGAGTGCTGCGCAAATTACCATACCAAAGTATATTCCCGGTAATTCTTGCCCTACCAAAAATTACAGGAGTTACAACACCTTCAGATACTTTTGTTACCTGAAAAGCGTCCATAGTATTCGGCTGCATATCTGTCATCACTGGTGGGACACCCTTTATTTGGCTTACCATGTACATCCCATAAGCAATGCTAACCACTGCCAAGCCTATAGCAATACCTATAGCCATTCTATCACCTCAATTCTGAAAATATCTGTTAATCTTTTTTTAAAAAAATTTCCTAATTGAATTTCACCAACGTTTCTTCCTTGAGTACTTTGCGCCATTTTATTACAGCCTGTAAAAATTGAAGCATGGTTTTTTACTGGTGATTTTGGCATCATAGTGAAAATTAAAATGTCTCCATATACTAATTCAAAATTTTTTTCATAAGGGTATTCAACGCATTCTAATTCAGGAAGCAAGTAGTTATCCCAATGTTCATGAAATTTATCCACTAAAAATTGATCATGGGAATGGACATACCAATCTGAAGGACAATAATCATACTTGACCTCTGATAATATACCTAATTCTTTTAAGCAATTCCCGATAAAAAGAGTACAATCAACACCC